TAGTAGTAGACTCCGCAATAATAAGCTACATACAAACAACATGGAATTAGTGGGAAAACTAGTTACAGTTGTTTATATCGTGTGCTTTGTGCAGGGTCTACTATCACGGAATGTATTCGAGCTTTACCTTGATTGCCCTCATGCTATTCCTTTTGGTGAGAGCACTTTGCATGGTTCTATTGTATTACCTCCACTCACTATTGAGGATGCACTTACTCTGGAGGTAGAGAGCTCATGCAGTATGGATGTTCATAATTCATTAAAATCCAATACAGAAGTGACCCAAGTGACATGGAAAAAGAAAAGCGATCACACAGGCTCAGCCTCTGCAACATCCTTTGAGGCAACATCTGTGCAGAAAACTCTTAACGGGGCATGCATTATTGCTCATAAAATTGTAGAGCAGGCTTACAAGATGAGGAAGTCAGTAATTTGTTATGATCTAATTTGCAATCAAACAGCTTGTAAGCCTGAGCTACATTTCATGAGCCCAATCCATGCATGCAACATGATGAAGAGCTGCATAGTTGCTATTGGACCTTACAGGGTACAGATTATCTTTAAAAGAACACATTGTACAACAGGAATTTTGATTGAGGGTAAATGTTTTAGGCCTGACCGTTCATTGATCAGTAATATAAAACCTGGATTATTGGAGGCAGCAACCCTGCCTGTAAATTGTTTCCTGATTGCTAGAGCAGATGAAAAGTTAAAATTAATTGAAGCCTTTGAAAAAGTTAAGACTGGGGGTTGCTCATCTAATGAGCATAAGTTCCAAGGATACTACCTATGTTCAGTGGGAGGGAGTTCTGAAGTATTTAGAGTTCCCAACACAGATGATCCGAGGGCCACTAAACTAATGAACTCAATATTTAGCTCTCCTTACGGTGAAGACCATGACAATATAGGTGAGGAAATTGGTAGTGTCAGATTGGCTGGTGCATTAGAGGCAAAGGTTCCCCATACAGAATCTACTGCCAACCTAAAAGGTTATGCCTTTTCAGGGACCCCTCTGTATTCGTCATTGAGTGTATATACTAAAGAGACAACACCAAAGTATGTGTTTCATCCAGGCTTCATACCTAATTATAATCAATCAGACTGTAATAAGAAAAGCCTACCTTTGACTTGGTCAGGTCTAATTGAAATCCCTGGTGTTTATGAACCTATAAATAAATGTAATATCTTTTGTGTCCTATCAGGACCAGGAGCCTCATGTGAGGCATTTGCTGAAGGCGGGATATATAATCTCAGTTCACCAACCTGCTTAGTCTCAAAACATTCAACCTTCAAAACAAATGATCAGCAAGTGACATTTGTCTGCCAAAGAGTAGACAAGGATATTATTGTATACTGTAATGGATTTAAGAAAACCATATTAACAAGAACTCTTGTAATAGGACAATGTATCTACACAATAACTAGCCTTTTTTCAATGTTTTCTGGTGTGGCTCATTCAATAGCAGTTGAACTTTGTGTTCCAGGTTTCCATGGTTGGGCTACTTTAGCCCTCGTTATCACATTCTGCTTTGGATGGCTTTTAATCCCTTCAATTACATGGTTTATACTGACAATCTTAAAATTCATTGCATCTGTTATGCACACCCACAATGAGGAAAATAGATTCAAAACACTACTTAAAAGAATTAAAGAGGAGTATGAAAAGACAAAGGGCTCAATGGTTTGTGAGTATTGCAAAATTGAGTGTGAGACTCAGCTAGAGTATAAAGCTCATAATACATCTTGTCCCCAGCATCAATGTCCATATTGTTTTGCACCATGTGAACCCTCAGAGGCAGCTGTGCAAGCCCATTACAAAGTGTGTCAGGTAACTCATAGATTTTCTGATGATTTAAGAAAAACAGTTACCCAAAAGCCAAGGCGCCAGGGTTGTTACCGGACATTAAATCTATTTAGGTACAGAAGCAGGTGCTATATATTTACAGTCTGGATTTTTCTATTAACATTAGAATCAATATTTTGGGCTGCCAGTGCTGAACCTGAACCTCTACAGCCCGTCTGGAATGACAATGCCCATGGTATCGGGCGTATAACCATGAACAATGATTTAGAACTAGACTTCTCACTGGTATCGAGCTCTCGGTTCACATACCGGAGGCGATTAGTGAACCCTAGAAATGAGGATCAAAGTTTATTAGTTCATATTTCAATATCACCCCAGGTTGTAAGTACAGAAGTGCAACAATTAGGACATTGGTTTGATGCCCAACTAAACATAAAGACTGTGTTTCACTGCTATGGTGAGTGCACAAAATATGTATACCCATGGCAGTCAGCCCTTTGCAAGTTTGAGAAAGACTTTCAATATGAGAGTAACTGGGCTTGTAATCCTTTAGATTGCCCTGGCTTAGGCACTGGTTGTACAGCATGTGGTCTATACTTAGATAAATTTAAAGCAGTAGGGACAGCATATAAGGTTATTACCTTACGCTATACAAGAAAGATCTGTGTGCAGTTTAATGAAGAAAATATGTGTAAAGTTGTTGATTCTAATGATTGCTTTGTCACACGTAACTTCAAAATCTGTATGGTAGGGACTGTTTCTAAATTTTCACAAGGAGATACTTTATTGTTCTTAGGCCCCATGGAGGCTGGTGGGTTGATACTAAAACAATGGTGCACAACATCTTGCCAGTATGGTGATCCAGGTGATATTATGAGAATAGCTGAGAGAGGATTCTCATGTCCTGATTATACAGGTAATTTCAGGAAAAAATGTGTGTTTGCCCAAACACCTGTGTGTGAGTATTTAGGCAACCAAGTCTCTGGTTATAAAAAGCTTATGGCAACAATAGACTCTTTCCAATCATTTAATACAACTGATATTCACTTTACTAAGAATAAATTGGAATGGTCTGACCCAGATGGGCTGTTAAGGGATCATATAAATGTACTGATTAGTAGAGAAATAGATTATAGTGATCTATCTGAGAATCCCTGTAGGATAAGTGTTCAAACCGTGAATGTGGAGGGGTCTTGGGGCTCAGGAGTTGGTTTTACACTGAAATGTATTGTATCCCTTACCGAATGCAGTAAGTTTTTGACATCAATTAAAGCATGTGATGCAGCCATTTGTTATGGTGCTACAAGTGTAACCTTAATAAGAGGACAAAATACAGTATTAATTACAGGTAAAGGAGGTCATAGTGGCTCCAAATTTAAGTGTTGCCATGATCATCAGTGCTCACAAGATGGATTACTAGCTGCACCACCTCACCTAGAGAGAGTTACAGCTGTGGATGCAATTGATGACAATCATGTATATGATGATGGTGCACCAAACTGCCGAGTAGGATGTTGGTTTAAAAAGACTGGTGAATGGCTATTAGGGCTGCTTCAAGGTAATTGGATGGTTGTCATTGTCTTAGTTCTTCTGTTATTGATCTCTTTAATTTGTTTATCTTTCCTATGTCCTGTTAGGAAAATAAAGCGTGTTTAGTCAATTAAACCTCTTTCTATCTAATTGCACTGATTTTTTACACAATTTATAGGTTTATTAATTTTCTAATTTGCTAATCTTTGCATCTAAAAAAAACAAAATCTTAATTACTAATCTACCAATAAACAAATGGTCTGGGAAATCTAATTTTCCTGGGGAAGCTACTACTA